AAGCAGGATGAACGTCAAGCCAATCATCTGATTCTACAGCGTCGCCATGTGGCCATTATTCCAGAGTACCACCCGAAACAGCACAAACCTGTTGTGCACCCGCAACGTGCCAAAGTGGTTGGCCCAAGTGGTGAGGAAATTCATGTTGATGCATGGGGTCGCATTAAAGTTCGTTTTTTATTTACCCGTGCAGAAGATCACAGCCATGACAGCGGTGCAGGAAGCAATGACAATGACACCGACTCCGCTTGGGTGGATGTGCTGACGCCATGGGCAGGCGAAGGCTATGGTATGCGCCTTCACCCGCGCATTGATGAAATGGTGGTCATTGACTTTTTTGATGGTGATATAGATCGCCCATTTGTATTGGGTCGTATTCATGAAGGCCAACGTCACCCTGCACAATTTGATCAGGTCGGGCAGTTGCCAGAGACCAAAGTCTTGAGTGGCATTAAAACCAAAGAATACAAAGGCACAGGCTACAACCAACTGCGTTTTAATGACACGACTGGCCAAATCAGTAGCCAACTCCACAGCAGTCATGGTGCCAGTCAACTCAATTTAGGTAAGCTCAGCCACCCCAAAAAATCGGCAGACAGTGCTGAGCGAGGTGAAGGCTTTGAACTTCGAACAGACCAATGGGGTGCGCTACGTGCAGGGCAAGGCTTGCTCATCTCTACGTATGCCCAATCCCAAGCCACAGGCCAACACTTAGAGAGTAGCGCTGCCAAACAACAACTCAACAATAGCTGTGACAATAGCCAAGTACTGAGTGAAGTGGCTAAAAACCAACAGACCGATCCCATTCAAAGTGTTGAACAACTCAAAGCTTTTGCTGCTCATCTGGAACAAGACATAGCCAAATTCAATCAAGCCCTGTTATTGCTCAGCTCACCAGATGGCATTGGTTTGAGTACGGCCCAAGACATTCATCTGTGTGCTAATGGTCAGATTAATCAAACTGCAGGGTCAAGTATTAATGTGAGTACACAAAGTGATTTCATTGCCCATGCACACGGCAAAATCAGTGCGCTTGCGATACAAGGTGGAATTAAAGCGGTGTCGGCAAAAGAGAAGATTGAGATTGCAGCCCATAACAACGCTATTTCGGTATTGGCAAGGTTAGGCATAGATATTCAATCGACTGAAGATAAGATCATTTTACGCAGTAAGAAAGGGATAGAGCTTTATGGTGGTACATCATCACTGAAAGTAGATGAAAAGATTGAGCTAAAAACCCCGGCACAGATTGAACTTAAAGCCGCACAGCATGCCTTTTTGAAAGGTGAAAAGGCACAGTTTGTGTTATCTGCCCTACCCATAACTGATTTAAAGCCCAATGATCTTGTTGTTGAGTATTTACACAGTGATGGACAACCCGTACAGGGTGCACCTTTCGAAGTTTTATTTATGGATGGTACACGTCAAAAAGGCAAACTTGATGAACATGGCAAAGCTGTTTTAAAAAATGTCCCCCAAGGCAAAGTAGTTATTCAATATGGCGAAGATCAAAATGATCAAACATTTAAACCGAGTCCCAATGACGATTGGTTTAAAGCACTCGAATAAAAGTGTGCGCTAAAGAATAAATACCCGAGGAGTGGAACGTGGAAAAACCACAGAATAATCAATTTTGGCAAGAAATTGCAAAACATACTGAAGCCGTGCAAAAATCTTTTTGGTATGCTGCTCAAGATTTAGCAAAACACTTAGATGATCAGCCCAAGCTATATTCAAGTTACATACAATACGATGTGAAGCAACCTGACCCGAGTTGGTCATGGTGGACAAAGCTATTTTTTTACTATGGGCAAGGTGAATATAATAAAAGCGTGACCCAGCACAATATGGTTGTGTCCTTGTCAGAAAAATCCAGTTGGATTTATGGCATGCTACAAGGCGACTTTAATAAAGATCCTACCCTATCACAGGTTGTTGTAGGGGGCATCATTAGCTTAATTCCTGTGGTAGATCAGGTATGTGATATTCGAGATTTAATATCAAACCTCATCACACTGTCAGATGAAGGGCAAAGAAATACTGAAAACTTCATGGCACTTGCACTGACCAGTATCGGTTTAATACCCGAAGTGGGTTCATTATTCAAAACGGTGATTAAATCCACTCAAGTCAAAGGTGCAACCAAGATTTCCTTGATTAAAACCATGGAGTCTTTAGAAACAATCACTGCCAAAGTGGGTATTCATTGCCCTTGGGGACGAGCACCTCAACGGTGGCTTCAAAATGACCCTTGGAAGCAATTGGCAACCAATGCACAGATGGTGTTGCGTAAAAATATAGATCGACTGAGTCACGTGTTAAACACACTGATATCAAAGACCATTGGGCCACTTCGAGCGAAGATACAATCTTTTTATATTGAAATCAGTAAGATTGTGAGTGCGACTGAGAAATATATTAAAGAACTTTGTGAAGAGATAAGTAGAAAAGTCAAAGAACTTTTACAAGTTCCCCATCAACCGCTTGCAATGGCGGGGCATTCACATTCAGGGCCTAAGCCGACCAATCGTTACGAAACCAATACTGCAGGAAGTCAGCCGACACATGCACAGCATCAACAAAAAGAAACCAAACCACCAGATAAAGATAAAAAGAATAAAAATGACAAAGAACCAAGTTGTATACTCAGGCCGTACAAGCCAGATACCTGTAAACCGTTAGGGAAAACCGGCCATCATGTGGTGCCAGATCGATGTTTTAGACTGGGTGCAAGAAAAGGGGCTGAGCGTGGAGGGATTGACGGTGGTTTGACTGAAGCGGAAGGCTTGGTGATTTGTGTGGAGGGCGCAACTCCAAAACCATCAAATCAACATGGGCAAATTCATGAACAACATGACGTTTTTGAGAGGGAACTAAAGGGTTTATTTAAACCTATGGGCACTGCAGCACTGATTGAAGTGGAAGTTGCTTGTGCGAAATCCGTAGCGTTGGTTTTAAAAAAATGCAGCGCAGCTAGTCTTGCTACACAGCTAAGAAGTTATCATCAAAGTAAGGGTATGGGGCCTGACTTTATAGTGAGGGTAGACAATAAAGGCTATGATGCTCGAAAGATAGATGTGAAAGAGTTTGGTCACAAGAAACGTGGGAGTGGGTATTAAAATGGCAAATGCAATTTCATTTACAACAGGTGTAGCGATCAGCGAAGATAATTTTTATTTAGCTTGTGTTTTAGACGAATTGGATCATTGGGATTATTATGCACGTATGTTTATATATAAACATACAGAAAGTGGTGAAGATGCCTGGTGCTATCATGATTTAGATGGTTGGGGGCTAGTTTCGACAGAATTTGTAGATAGTACTAAAGAGTTGATTACCATGAACTCTGAAGGTGATCTTGAAGTTTTAGTACCAGGCGATGAATACAATGAAAAAGTCATTCCAAACAAAGATGAACATTTAGTTTATGGTTCATTTACTTGTCTCAAAGATTTAGGTTTTGGGGTATATGTCTGTGGAAGTGGTGGAAAGGTATATCAACGAACTTCGGAAGGTTGGGGTAATGTTAGTTTTAACTTAGAAGAACCAATTATCGATACAAGAAAAACTAAAAAAGAAGATTTGCTTGATCTAAATAAAAGGTCAGGCTATGAGATATATTTATATGGCATTGCTGGCTTTGCCACAGACCAATTATATGTTTGTGGTCGCAACGGTGATCGAGGTTTTATTGCCTACTTTAATGGCGAGTACTGGGTTGATATTGATGCCAAAACCCCGTCTACCTTAAACAATATCATCGTGTGTGAGAACCAAACAGATATCATCGTCACTGGTGAATATGGCACCTTACTGCAAGGCAATGTCAATACTGGCTTTAAAAATTTAAAAGACATGGGGATTAGTACTCCATTTTATAGCGCAGCTTATTATAACCATGTACTTTATATTACCTCCGAAGATGGATTATACCGCTATGAAAATAATAGTTATAGCAAAGTCAAAGAAGTTGAACATATACGTGGCACTTCCGATGTAGAGGCCAAAGACGGCGTGTTGTGGGTGGTTGCAAACAAAGAGCTGATTCGCTTTGATGGGCAACATTGGCAAATTATTTGCTACCCTGGCAATGAAGAAGAAACAGGCCAACGCTTAAAATGTTATGCCGGCAAAGTGTGCCCAAAAACAGGGGATTGGTATAGCACCGCAAATAAGATGCAAAAACGTCATTTTAAGCAAGGTGAAGTGATGCCAGAGGTGCCAGATAATGACTGGGGTGAAACCATTTGGTATATGGATTGTTAAAAATATTATCGTTAGAAAAATCTATGAAAATTGGAACACTGAAAAACGGCGTTTTTCAACTATGTAAACATACCATCATCATATGTTGATTGATGAATGGATATCCAATGACTTTAGCAAAAGAAGTACAGAAAATTTTCGATGCGCAGAATAAAAGTATTGCTGATTGTGAGCGGTACTTTTATAAAAATGGTACACTCGCATCATTTGACAGTGTTGCAATGCAACCAGAACGCCGTCCTACCGCTTTACAAGCTATTTTTGACAGCATTGGTGTAGAACATCACAGTGACATTGATAATGCAGTCCGTTTAGGTGTTGCAGAATATCAAGCTCGAAATGGTGGTGATTTACCTGATGCCAGTGTGATTGCGACCGCATTATGTTCAGCATCTCAACTGAGCCAATCACTTAAAGGTGATCAGGCTAAACCTATGTTTGACAGTATTGCTCAAATTGCAGGTTTTGACAGCATTAGTAATCAAAACTATGAACAAGCTGCCATCGTTCCAGCAATGGCAATTGTGACGATTGCTTCAGTGATTGCAAATAGTTTACCTATTGTGACAATGTTGCCTAATCCAAGTAATTCAGTGCGTGTACCGGTTGTCGCTGTACGCTATATCACGGATTCTAAATTTGGTGCGATGCAAGCTGGTGATTATTTAGATGGTGCAAATGCAGGTTTACCTTATGCAGAAGGTCGCTTTCGATTCAAGCTCACAGCTAAAGGAAATGCTGCTTACGCCGTGACAGCACATTCAGCATATGCAGATTTTAAAGGAAAAACACCTGATAATACGGCTGTATTATTACCATTCTTGTCAGGTAACGTATCCATTCGTATTAATGGAATTGAAGTTGCTCATACTCGTGCGGATCAATCATCATCTGTGGCAAGTGGTATTGTTACTGCAATGCCAAAGCGTGGTGTGCTGATTAACGGCATTGAATACAAAGTCATTTCAAGTGAAATTAATGTAGATACGAGCGAAATTAGCGTCACGTTGAATATTGATTTACCTGAAGAAGCAATAATTGAAGTTGCATTGGTCGTTGATTTTGATGCAAAAGACGCACAGAAAAAACACAAAATAAATCCAGTTGGCCTATCGCTTAAACCAGAATATGACAGCATTCAATCCGTGCCTATTCAAAACCGTATTACATTGTCATATACCACCCAAAATCAGCTGGCATCAGAGTTAGGTTTAGGGTTTGTGGGTGCGGCACTTGTTGCAATTCAAGGTAAGGTTTTCTTAGAACAGAATCTACGCTTACTTGGTGAAGGTAAGGAACGAGCACAATATAATGGCCGAGAATATACTTTTGATGCTTCTCGTTCAGTTGCTGGTAACTTGACTGCCGCAGTTACTACGTTTAGTGACTTGATTGGCCGTGTAACGGCAACATTGGATCTTGCTAAATTGTCAATTCGCCAGGCAACAGGTTCTAATGCTGGTTTTACACTGTATGTCGGAAATAAAGGCACCGTGTACTTTAATCAATTAGATGCATCTATTTTCAAAAAAACAGGTGCAACAGCTGCTTTTGGTGAGATTGTTCGTATTGGTACATTGTCAGATGGTACAGATGTGTACCACGCACCGACTGAATATGGGCTTTTGGCCGAAGAAGGCAATGCAGTTGAAGCACTATTGGTCGGTCGTGGTAGTGAGCCGACACGTAATCCTTTTGTGGGCACAATTACTGAGGCACCAACTTTCCGTGAAGCCAAGCCTGATTCTCGTGATGTAGAGTTTGGATCACGAGCACAAATGGCAGCTGAGCTTAATCCATTATCACGTTATGCCGATCAAGTGGCGGTGATTAGTTTGATTAACTTACCAACTTTGGGTAACTAATGTAGGGAAATGAGGGCAGAGGTGTCCTCATTTTTAATTCATTATTTTTTAGGACATTGAGATATGGCGACTAAGAAAACCACCAATACAACTGATGATACAGCAACGACAACGGATCAAGCGGATACTACCAGTACCAATGATACAGCAGCTGCAACTGATGTGACTAACACCACTAAAGATACAACAGCAATTACAGATTCAACAACAGATACGAAAGTGGAAAATAGCTCTAAAAGTACAGCAACTACGGCGCAGAAAGATATTTTATTGATTACGGCAAAAAACAATGGTGTACGCCGTGTGTTTGAACCATATTCACGTACGTTAATTGGTACAGGTGAGCAGGTTGAAATACATTGCACTTCTGTTGATGCAGTTGCTCAGGTTAAAAATAATTTGGCCCAATTAAATACATTGGGCCGTCGTATTGTTTACAGTTAGTTTCAAGCTAAAGAAAAAAGCCACTTCATATAGTGGCTTTTTTAAATTATTAAAAGAAAGTATCAGAACTGACGTTAAAGCTTTTACACAAGAGTTTTATATGACGAATATTAAGATGACGTTTACCACTTATAATCTCAGAAATAACTGACTGTGGTGCAATATCAGATAGATCAGCCTGAGTTAATCCTTGTTGTTGCATCAAAAAAACCATTGCAGATATACCATGACTGTCTGGCATTGGCGTATGTTCATTTTCATATTCAAAAACCAATGTACCGAGCTGATGCATAAGACTTGAAAGGGGATGTCCTTCGTCATCTCCAACGATATCAAGTAATTCATCGAGCGATTCAACAAGCGTATCATAGTCCTCGGCCGTTTCAGGTCTGCTTAAAAGAGGAGCAACATAACGCCAGTGATCTACAGCTTGTTTAATCATTGCATTCATGGTCTTAGTCCTGTTTCCAATGGCTTTTATCATATTCTTTGTGTGTCAGAATATGTCAATAATTAAGCAATAGGATTTCTTTTGATTCTCCAGTACTTGTATTATAAGAACTGTTGTTATAATGTTTATTTAGTTCTATAACTCGATATTTCTTTGAAAACTCAAGTAGGATCTCATTTGTTTTACCTTTATGAGTCAAAACATTTGAAAGAGCAAATTTCACTTTATTTTGATTTAAATCGTCTAATGTATTTAATAAAAGTCTTTCTTGGGAAACTGTCCAATTTTTAAAACCACGATTTCCATCATTATAACTACCTGTTGTTATTAAATAAGGGGGATCGAAATATAAAAAGCTATCTTGAGTAAATTTTTGTTCCTTTAAAAAGGTATCAAAAGACTGGCAAGATATAGTAACGTCCTTTTCTTTGAGTTTGCTCACAAAACGTATTAACTTATCTTCTAAAACTTTAGAAAAATGACTGCGTTCTAATCCAAATGGATTGTTGTAATCATGATTATTATTAAAGCGAAATTGATAGTTAAATGAATAGCAGATTAACGTATATAATTTAATTGGATTTTTATCTTTGTTGTAGTCCGTACGAAGTCTCAAAAACCCCTCTTTATTTGTTTTGCTAAGACTATATTTTTCGATATAAAAATAGATAGTGTTTAGAATGTTATCAATTTCATTTTCTTTAAAAAAAGAAATAATATCTATTACATATTTATTTATGTCATTTATGAAAACTTTTTGAGCATTTATATTTACAGCAACATTTGCTCCACCAGCAAAAATATCATAAAAATTATCTATTTTAGCTGGAAAATATGGCATCATCTGCGTGAGCAATTTAGCTTTGCCACCAATATAATTCATTGGACTTGCAACAATCTGCTGGTTGTTTTTTACTGTTAGTTTATTCATGGTTTTGTTTCTCAATATAAAATAAATATTCGTTTACTTTAGGCTTCAAAACAATTTTTGACTTATAACGACGATATTCAATTTCCATGAAATCATAAGTTTCGGGAATACCTACAGATAGTAAAATTTCTTGAATCTGTTCTTTATTTAAAAGTCCATCAGAATTATAGCTTAAAAACAAGTGTTTACAATTAACTTGCACCAGAACTTTTTTAAAAGCATTATAAACTTTTGACTTTTTACAAAAATCAGAAGTTTCATTATCGTCAAATCGTCTAATACCTGTAACACCTTTTATAACAGGGTTATCATATTTAGCAATTGTTTCTAATAAATGGTAGTTTGAGGTGTACTGTCTGCCGTTATAAGGTGGGTCTATATAACAAATATCAGCTCTTATACTGTGAGTGATATTTTCAGCTTTACTGTTAAAGGATTCGTTGATTTTATTATTATTGTACAAAATGGGATGTTTAAGGACCAAATCTTTAAATGCTCGTTTATCCCAATGTTTTAGATAAGCGCCGTAAGTTCCTGTAATATTAGACACAAAAGGAACCGCTTCTATTAGTGTTGCTAATAAGTATTCAAATTCTTCGTGATTGATATGTTTTTTATTTAACCATAGATCTAAAGTAAGTCGAATATCATCAATTTTTCGAGCATTTTTAGGAGTCAAATACATACGCCCATTGCTATCACTCGCATAATTAGATTCAATAAAACCCATTTGACCAGATAAATTATTTAAATAATCAAGAGGATCATGTATTCCTAGTTTAATTAGGCCTGTAAATTTTGGTACATTATTGGGTGTGACATATCCTTTAGCTAGAATGTATGAAAAATAAAGTGAATCATTCGTTATAACCTTGAAGTATTTCTTGAAATGATAGGCTACAACTCCTGTTCCTGAAAATAAATCTAAAAAAATTTTATTGCCATGGTTATTAACTTTTTTCAATATCATGTTTTCAATTTCACTGAGCAATTTTGTTTTGCCACCAATATACCGCATAAAAACATCCAATTACATCCTACTTATATCATATTCTATGAATTTGATATAGTCAATTTCTAAATTGTAGTACATGGGAATAAAATGTTCAAAAACCAAAACTTATGGATACTAACGGAAGAGTATCCTAAACCAACTGTTATTCAAATGATTGTAGGTACGTTTTGCCAAGATAGAGGTAATGGTGTCTTTTTTGATAATATTAGAATTATTCCGATTTTGGATAAAAATAATTTTTTATTTACCTATGAGATTCTGGGTATAAATACACCTTTAATAAACAAAATATTTATTAAAATAGCTACAGGGTATTCAAGTTTTGTGGATTTTTTAGTCTTTTATCAAGATTATGAACCCACCCAATTAGACATTCCTGTTTATGTTATAGAGGAGACGAAGACAACTGATAAAGAAAGTCGTAATACAGGAGTATCTCAAAGATCATCTAAATTTAGCTATGTTCACTCATTTTATCCAAATGCACAAAAAATAATGCTTTATTCTTTACGGAATGAAGAAAATCAAACGTTGAGTGATACCAATATTTTTGGTAGTCGTTTACTTACTACACAAGGAGTTCGTATTTTAGGGAAAAATCGTACTGACTTTTTACCTTTTACGAGTATTGATGAGCTAATTTCGGCTAAAAATAGTATGAGGAATCCACCCGCAGGTAATGTTCCTATAAAAATCACTCAGTATGAAAATAAAATACAAATATCAGGCAGGCTTTTCAAGAGTGATAGTTTATCTCATGATCCCAATATAGGTACTCTAAGTTCTATTGCTTATACATTACGGGTACTCGGGTATCAAGGACAAATAGAGATTACACATCATGGGTTATTTCAGAAACACGTCCAAAATGGCAAAAATAAATTTATTAGAATTGCTCAAATATTGGGTATAACCTTGGAAGGTTTACAGCTTCCATCTCAAATAGCTCAGGTTGATTATTGGCGATATGATACGAAAGGTGAAAAGTTAGGTACAATATTTATTCACTTGTTGGTAGAAAATTTTTCTGAAGGATTTTCGATATTTGATAACCATGCCGGTTCTGAAAAAGGTTATTTTTTTACACCTGATGGGCAGTACTTGTCTTTAATAAAGTATGAAGCCGAAAATAGAGAAGCCTATAAAGCAGGCGATAAGACTAAAATAGTATATATTCCTGACTTAATTCTTTTGGATCCTAAACAGATGGAGGTGATCAATGTTGAGGGTAAAGTATATTCAAATATGCTTAAAGGAATTAGTGAGTTAAATAATTATGATCCAGTTGAAAGGCTTTATATTAATAGGTACTATCCAGATTTCAAAGTTCTAAGAACAGTTGTTTTATATGGAAGTTTCGAAAATCAAATCACTAGAGCTGAGGTAAGCTTCTTGCTAAATAAAGATGGAAATTTAATTTTAGGAATACAAGCGCCTGATTTATTTAAAAGAGCATTACAAAACTTGTACTCTTATTGGCACTGAGTCACATTAATTCCTACAAACTAGTTTTTTAGGCTTTTTAGAAAGTTTTATTTTTACTGTGGACTATTCTTGGAACACAGTAAAACGCCCCATTTTCAATTTGTCAAAATACAACAATAAAGAAAATAGGGGTAAAAGATGACAGCATTAGCCGTCGGGGTTTTAACCAGTGGTCAACTCGTTACAGTAAAGGACAGTACCGCAACATTGCAGATTGACTATGATTTACATAGTTACTTAGGTAGTGATGTTGAGCTACAAGTCAAGTTTTCATCAAAAGTGATGACACCGACTACAGGTAGCCAGATTGTTTGTCAGTTACGTTGGGTTGATACAGCGACAGATACTTTGATTTACCAGGTGCAAGGTACACTTAATGATGATGAAGATGATTATGCGTCATTATGGAGTATTGCAGGTGCAACTGAGTATTTTAAATCTTTTGAAATTACATACAATAATGCCACGCTTATCACGGCGATCACGTCAAGTAGTGCTTATAATAGCTTAAATAGTTTAAGTAAGAATGTTACAACCTTTGCATTAGCAGATGATCAACCAAGTGCATTTGATGCAGACCAAGCCTTCAATTTACTCACTACTTTACGTAATCGACCATCAGATATTGCAATCATTGGTCTTCAAAACTTGAGTGTATATAACACTATTCTTAGAGCTTTAGATCAACTTAATATTCCTTTTACCATTGAGTTAGATCCCACATTAACCATAGACCAAGCAGTGGCTATCGCAAATTCCCTTGATGCGAATGATCATCGAGTACAGTTAATTTGGTCGCCGAATCTTTGTCGCCCACGTGATGCAATATCTTTACGTGGTCGTAAAAAGCCTGCTTATGCTATGGGTATGTACCTTGGGTATAAGGCTCTGCGAAATGCCAACGTCACGGCAAAAGGTATCCCTCCGATTGGTACACCCATAGCAGGTGCAGATTATCCATTCTCACTCAAATCGATTGAACAGCGTGCTGATATTGTTTTTGGCCCACAAGAGTTAGAGCAATTGGCAGTGGCTAAAATCAATGTAGTACGCCTAGAAAATTATGATATTGGCGAGCGCTTTGTACTTAGTGATGTACTCACACAATATCAAAGTAAAGACAGTGCATTGCGTATCGTGAATGCTGCAGAAATTACCTGTTATACCGAAAATAAAGTCATCGATATTCTGAAACGTCACATGCTTAAAAAAACTGACCGTTTTTTAACAGAAGCCGGGCGAGATATCACGACATTCCTTAACAACTGTGTGTCAGCAGACTTACTCAAAAATGCATCTGATCTTGGCGGTAAGCCGTATGCATTTAAATTAGAAGAAGATGAGCAGTACCCTTTTGAGAGAGTTCGATTATATCTAGCACGCCGTGTTGTTGGTGCTGTTCGTTCAGTTGTATTTGATGATGTCATTGTAAAATAAAGCGAGAAAATTATGTTTGGATTTAAACGAGCGAATCAAAGTAAACCAGAGCAGGATCATATTCACTTTGGTTTTGATAGTGCGAAAGCGAGTGACTTGCAAGATAGCGTGCAAGCATTGTCTAGCACTGAAGTTCGTGAACAGCAGTCAATGCAAGAGCATTTTCGTGAGTTAGCAGTAGGTATAGTTGCATCACTGGTTGAGCAAGTGGGTGAAGGACTTGATGAAGACACTCTACCAACAGATGTACTTGATGCACTCATGCTCAGTGCCACAGATGGTTTAGATGACCAAGAGACTGATGATACTGCTTGGGAGTTATTATTGGGTAGCTTACAAGATGCACTAAATGCTTTTGGTGTTGATGATAGTGCATTGGCTGAAATGTTTAACGATGATCTTGAAATTGCTGATGCAGCGATTGAATCCGTGTGCGATACCGTTTTGGGCAATATGCCTGATGATGGTGAGCCTTTAGATATCTTTATTCGCGATTTCGTGTACGGTCATGAAGATGACGAAGCCTCGTTTGATTCGCTTGCAGTTGGTCATACTATGGTGCGTAAAGTCGCTGGTAAGAATATTCAGTATAAGGCGAAAGCAGTCATACGCCGTGGTAAAAAAACAATTGTTCATAAGCGGTTACCAAATCAAAAAGTACGCTTAACAGCGAAGCAAAAAGGTGCATTAACTAAGGCTCGAATGAAAGCACATACTGCCAATGCCATTAAAATGCGTGTTAAGTCATTTAAAAAAGGCCGTAAACTTGGTTACTATTAATTTATACATTTCATAATCCTAAAAGACCTATTCACTAGGTCTTTTTTAGTTTAGTCCAATGATGTTTTAAGCATTTCACTATCTTTAGGAACATATAAAACTTGTTCAAATATACGGTGCCATAATCAGAACATATCTGAATTGAGGAGATATTATGGCAACAACACTACAATTATCGGATCTAAAAGCCACCGATGCATACCTTCAAAAAATTAAAGATGCTTTAGAAAAAGCAGTTGGACAAACTATACCTATTGTAAATGTAGATAAGTTAAAACGAGTCGGTGGTGTCAGTGCTTGCCCGGTATCTTTTATATTTGAAGGCGGTCAAACACTTAAACTTTATATTCGTGCAGGTGCCGATGCTTTTAAAGCTAATCTGAATGGTAAAGAAATTGTCCTGGCTGGTGATTTTTCTAATGACGTAAAAATGACATTTGATAACGGCGTAAAATCAGTTTCAAACCTGGTTCGTAATAGTCAAAAGAAGTTTGAGGCATCACGTAATAAAGAAAAAGTAATTATCCCTAAAATTATGAATTCTTCAAGTAAAAGCTCATCGGCTCAGATCAAGCAACTTAAAGAAGATGAACTTGTACTTGATCAAAATATTGAGCAAAAAAATGTATTGTTAATCCAGCTCAAAGAGCAATTAGCGACAGCACAAAACATTGTAATCTCATAGTTTGGAGTGACAAATCGTGAGTAATCTTGTGCTTGATATGGTTTTAGTTTTTGCATTTTTATGTATGACCTTGTACTGCATGTATTGGAAAAAACAGCATCAAAAAAGTATTGAATTGACCCTGTTTAGTCCAATGCTCAAATTTATGATACACCGTTTGAAATGGTTCTTGATGATAGCGATTAGCATACAGTCGATCATTTGTTTATTTTTAGATTGGCGACTAATTACAGTACTTAATACATTGGGGTGTGAAGGCGTTTCTGTCTGGTTTGTTGCTGTAGTACTTGGCGTGATTTCAATGTGGTTTAGTGGTGTTTATATCGCATTTTCTCTATTGAATACGATCAGGCCAAAGGGGGCAGTATGATTGTCAGTGCAGATGTAATTTCAATGATTAATCATTGGTTAAGTACGCCACCCAATGGATATTTTGGCTCAAGTTACGGTGCAGATTTGAATGGGTTACTTTTGCGTCCGATGACATCAGATGTTGCAAATACATTTATTGCCAAAATGAAAGAAGATTTACCTATTTTGGCACAACTTCATAGTGATCAATTGAGCCTTTATACAGAAAACATCAGCTTTGAGCAAAAGAAAATTTATTTAGGTGTGGGCAATATCAATATTAATTTAACTGACATACAGCAGATGCAGTCATGACGATAAAAGTAGATTTTGAGAAACGATTGGTTGCACAAATTACCGATAGTGCCATTCTTGAACGATATTGGGTGAAAGATCCTCTAGTGCTTCAGCAAGTACGAGCAATAGCATCTTATTTAGAGGCAATTTCCCAAGATATTGAAGTTGCATCGCTTGAGCCGTTTATTCGTACACGTGATAGATCGATCTTGGCTGATGCGAGTAATAAGGGCATCTTGCCAACTGCAGTCGCATGCCAGTTTAAAATTGATGTAAAAAATAAAGCATCAAATGCTGTTACATTGAGTCAAGGTCGACATATTGAAGACAATGGTGGGCGAGTATGGCGATTGCTTCAATCGGTGACGGTTGGACCACAGCAAACAGTGACGGTCACGGCGGAACAAAGTGAATATCGTGAAGTAGAGTATGTTGCAGATATTACCGAGCCATTCCACAAAAAAAGTATTGATTTACTCGATGACTTATATCTTGCCAGCTTAACTGTGGTTGATCACAGTATTCCATTACGTAACACGTACCTTATTCAGCCACAGTGGTTAAATGTTGAAAAAGGGGTATATGCGATTAATGTGACCACTGATAGTTTACGTCGTATATTTGTTGAGTTTGGAGACAGTGAGCGTGCAGGGGTGACTGTTCATGCAGGAGATACATTTACCTTTGGTATTACAGAAACGTATGGTGATATCGATGTCTCTAAACTTAAAGATGCCTCTTTAACCGAGGTGAATAGTACAGATGAACAGCGTATTAGTGTTGTATTTCAAAGTGGTGGACTAGTTCGCTCAGGTACAACAGCATTAAGTATTGATCAGTTACGCGTATTGGCAAGTTATCCGTCGATGTATGGAGAGAACGCCGTATTTTTAGGGAATTTTGATTATTTAGTGCGTAAAAAAGTCATGAGTCGCACAGACTTTGTGAGCGTCTGGAATGAGAATGTACAAGACACATACTACGGTGTCACATATAAAGATATAAACCATCTGCATGTTGCATTTAAAGCAAAGGTGGCTGCAGAGCAAACCATGATTGAAAACGAAATTAAAACGATTATTGGCCGAGCAGATACTTTGTTTAAAGAGCGAGTAATTGTACACGATGTTGTTGAAAAGCCGCTTTACCTGACAATTACGGGTCGCTTAGCATCAGTTCATGATATTGATAGTGTCGTCAGTCAAATTAAAGGGCTTTTAGTAGACCGCTATGGCCGTTCTAGTTTATCTGCTAGTCGTTGGTTACTCAATGGATTCAACTCACAAGAAGTCGCAAATTTATTGAGAAATAATATTGCTGCTTTCCAAGATCGTGTCAGTGATTTTGTGATTAATATCCCATCACAGCTCAATTTGCCTCATGAGTGGGTGTACTTGAGTGAAGGAAGTATTTCAGTCCAGCTTGATCGCACAGCAGATTCAGTAGGTACAGCATGGATACTTTAGCGATTAACTCATTTACTCAGCCCATAGATGCATCATTTAAACAAGATGGGCTAGAAACATCCCTTGTATCAGCTTTTCAGTATGTATTTGAAAGTATGCTACAAGCACAGCTTCAAGACCTTATAGATTACGGTTGTCCTCATATTGGTAGCCGTGATGTGGTGGAGAGATTTGCAAAAAAAGATGGTTTAGTTGTTTTACGCCGTGATGATGCAACAGATCGTCTAATGCAAATTATTTTTTCAAATTGGTCAAGTATGGCGAGTGCAAGAGGGCTTACTTTTGTTGAGTTTGTTTTAACTTGCTTGTGGCAAAACCATTGGACGCTAACACGTTTATGGCATGACCTAGAAAAGGTAAAACAATATCCACGTTTTTTGACAGATATACCTTCTGAAAATACTTTTTTGACCAGCCGAGTGAACTTATATTTGAGTCGTGATGTCGCACTCAAGGAAATTATTGAGCTGTCACCGATTGTACGCCGTTTAGTGCCTGCACATATTGTTTTAAAAGTTATCGCTGATGAACTCAATACTGATATAGGCGATAGTGTATTTGGCATCACCGTTGCAGGGCGAGGCTATCATTTTTTTGATTTGAGCTAAATTGGAACATCGCTAAATGGTGATGGGTAAAAAATAGATAATAAATCCATAAGCCAATATTGAGAGCTCAACATGATTCAAAGTAATCCAATCTTACTTAATCAGCTGAAAAATGACTATTTAGCCATTCAACAACAAGGATCACCACTACTTGCATGCCAAGGCATGCTTGTACCTCGTGGCATGGAAGATATGCGACTTTTGATTAAAGGTTCGATGCGTCCAATTGTCTCGAATGGTGATCCGGCTGAAGTAGCTTATGCTGGTGGATTTATGGGCATTGTTGCAGGTGTGCCACATACAAAATATAGCGGTAACTTACAAATGATTGTGACAGAAGCAGGCCATGATCAAAAATTTGCAGAATATATTGTTGCCAGCGGTGGCATGATTGACTGTGATTACTATGATGGCCGTATTGATCGATTTACAGCAGTTTATGAGTTATTAAACTGCGCTATTCGTTTTGAACAAGCTGAATTTGATTCAGAAAGTAAATCCCAAGTCATGCATATCTCATGCCCGTGTGATTATAACTATTTCGGTAATTTTGCGAGTGTAGGAACAAATGGCACAGTCCAACCAGGGGCGTTAAATGTAGATGGCGCACAAAGCTTAACCAATCGTGTGCAAAGTGTCATTAATACAGCGAATGCGGCAGTGGGCGTTGCAAACTCCATCAATGGCGTTGCTCGATCTCTTGGCTCATTGTTTGGATAACAGCTATGCAATCGTATGCAGGTAATGGAACGCTCACGGCGTTTGCACAGCAACTTCATCAAGAGTTATCGCTGACTGGCTACTCATTATTGCTTGAAGATATGTTACATGCATTACAACTTGACGCACAGTATTATGCATCTTGGGCGGTACTTGAAGTACAAAACAATAGTACAGTTCCGATATTAATTAATGAAAATACGCCGTTACAGTTGTATGAATGGGCGATCATTGAGCCTGTGTTTAGAAGTCATTGTGATTTATTACAAGCACGTTTAGTCGAAGGTAGTCGTAGCTTGGGGGGAGACGGGTTTGGATTAAGTGTTGCAGAGGCCAATCAGTTATATACTGAATCTAAAAAAATTATGCAAAATGAAGCTTTTATTGAACCTCCAATCAGCTTCAAAACATTTGAGGGCCTATGAAAATTTACTTTGATGATGGTAGTTTAATTTCAGCATCTGATTTGCTCAAGGCGACATTACGTACTGATCTTATTCCTGTACCCATAAGTTTAGAGTTTAGTACGCAAAAGACAGAACAATTAGAAAATAAATTAAAACTTGGTTCAATCATTCAGGTGGGTTCAATCAAAGTTAAACTCGTTATCATTAAAGTGATTCCACTTGAAACACAAACACTTAAAGAGGGTAAGCCCATAGGAGGGATTGCTTGTGTCGCCATTCCTCAAGGCTGTGATGCACTGATTTCAGCACGAAATCATGCAGTGGTATTAAATGATACGTCATTTAATGATGCGATGAGATCATGTGGGGTAAAAATGGCTATGGGGAGTGACTTGCCCTTACTTTCTTTTGTTTGCTTAAAAGGCACGATTTCAACCACTCGATTTGCATGGTATGCACAACAAGAGGCTGTTGTATTTGCTTATAGCAATCATCAGCTTAGCGTATTGAAAATCGATCAACTCTTCAAAAAAGAAGTCGTAGCATACTTTGATGCGAGTGCAGTGGTTTGGGTCAATAGCGAGCATTTACGTAATATGGGTAAATCATCGTACGTGTCTACGGATCCCGATGGTAGTACAGTGCTTGGGCATGAAGACACCAAACAAGACCAAGCTGTCATACAACAAGGTGGTATGAGCCAAAGACAGCTTAACAATATGAATAAGGTTTTACTTACCAAAGGAACGATTATCAGGCCACTCAATGACCAGATTTATGCAGGCGATTTGGTTGAGATAGATCATAAAAAGTATGTTGTTTTAACGGCAGCACATGTTTTTGACACAGGTGCATTGGGTGGACCTTCGGTGATGGCAAGTAAGTTTTGGTTAGCGTCATTGTCATAGAGGTGAATCAGTTTTTTAGCATATGTTGCCAATTATTCATATATTTGTATTTAATTTGTTTTATTGTAAAATCACCAACATTTTATGAATAAATATTATTAGGGGTAATAAATTAAATATGGCTTACGAATATAACTCTAAAGATCAACGTTTTGAATTTCCTAATCCTTATAAAATAGAAAATATATTTAAATTTTTAGGGGCAACTCTTTTTATTTTATCGGGTGTTTTATTGTTGCTTAATGCAAAAAATGCATTGAGTGGTGGACCAATCATTGCAGCGATACCTTTGGTCATGGGTATTATGATGTTGATTTATGGTGGTTTGTTACTAACTAAAGGGCTATCTAATTTAAAGTTTTATTTTGGTCGTGATCAGCCTGCCAGTTTAGCTCCTGAGTATTCTGATCAAGAGATAGGTATTAGCCAAAATGCGCAGCGTATTAAAGATCTTCTTCGACAAAGTGCACTGAGTTATCATGAGCCAAGAGGTCCAATTAACGGTATTTTATATAGTCTTTTCCCTAACCTTATTTTTTCACCTTTATTTATTCGAAATGCAGCAGAAGTTCAATTTCAAAGTGCAATTGTTTTTATAATTACGCTGATTAGTGCATTGGTGACCAAAATGGGAGCATCTGGAAATGCATTAGATTGGTTGGGTATATTTTATAATATTTTGACATTATTTGTTTTAGTCAAACCAATGGGGCATACGGGGTCAAGCTCATATAATATTGAAATATTCAAAGTTGTTGCATTAATTGTGCTTGCGATTATTGGGCCTGTTGTGATTCCAATGCTAACACATAATGCAATTGCTCCAGCGTGGTTACCAAGCATGGGTAAAGCTATTTTTATACTTGTTATGGCACTCGTTGCGATCGGAATATTTTTCCTAGCAGTCATTTCTCAAATGGTGAAGAGTCCACCTCCAGCAAATGCAGGTATGGTACAAGATAGCATGAGTATGAATTGTCAACCTATGCAAATATTTGATGAATTGGAGAGAAACCTTCAAGACCAATGGGTGAGCTCGATACCAAATCGTATCTATTCTAGAATATTGCCAATCTTAGAAAATAATAAAGATCGTGGAACATTTGAGGGTGAAATATTAGAAGAAACACAACCTGTACCAGCCAATACTTTAAAGGATATGACATTTGCATCATGTTTTAAAGAAAAATACTATCGTTGGTTAGGTGTTTTGAACAGTTTTGGACTTCTATGTTTTTTTGCATCAGTGATTTTATTGAGTATGTTTACAAAAGGCATCTATAATGGTCACTATCTAGATATGTCTTATTTTAGTCTTGGCTTTTTGGGTATATCACTATGGATATTAGGAAGATTTTGTTTTACTCATGGTAGCTATTTATGGAGCCGGTTTGATTTTGTATCCAAGCTGATTTGGGTAGAGGTCAAAGGAAATTATCAAGCATCACAAATGAATTTTGGTCGTTATTTGGAAGATACTGTTAAGACTCAAAAAGAAGTAATCAATGTGGAAACAATGACGATTCGAGTATGGGTTGCTGAAATTGCAACAACAGCTTTTGGTAAGTTCAAAGATCGAAGTATTCTAAGTATGGTTGCATGTAAAGATGATGCCGTTCAGTTGAAAGATCACTTGGTATATTTTGCACAGGAACAAAGTTTAATTATTGCTCCAACAGCTAATAGTGATTTAGATAAATTATCAACATTAAATCAAATCAATGCTTCAGTACATAAATCAGTTGATCATTCTAAAATATCTGGATTATCTTCTAATAAGTCTCATGATAGCGTGTTAGGGGGGCATCAAGCCAAACAAGATGAAAGTGAGCCTCATGAAATGCCGATAAAGAGTAGCTTTTGTACATCATGTGGCTTCAAGTTAGAAACTAACATGGCATTTTGTCCGCAATGTGGTACAAAAAAATAGTCATATTCATGTTGTATTGAAAACACCTCTTATCTTAGGAGGTGTTTTTTTGGAATATGAATAACTTTTCTCCATTGGAATACTTAAAAATCACCGATAAAAAAGGTCTTACGCTATATCTATCTAAATAATCGGTATAGATGTATGACTACAAAGATATTAGGCGAGGCAGTTGGAGTTCAGTGGCAAGGGGTGCAAGACCGCACACAAGGGCAACCATCTTCTAATGGTGTACCGTTGTTGGTTGGTTCTTTTAAGCGAGGTCGTACTGATAAACCAATGCTTATTCACAATGGCAATATTAAATCTGAATTAGGATATGAGCCACATAATCCTGATTATATTGCTGTACAGTCTATGCTTGATATGGGGGTATCCAACATCAATGTATTAAAAGTGAATAGTCAAAAACAAGAAAGTGAATTACCTATACCTGCTGTACCACCAAGTACAAATATTAGCTGTGATGGGGCAATGCCTATAGCAGTTTTTTCTCTAAAATCTAAAACTACTTACGGGTTTGGTGGAATGTTTTTATCCGTGACGGATAAAGACAACAACAGGATTGATTTAGCACCAGATGTATACTCATTAACACAACCAGCCAACAAGGACAAATACCCATTCAGGGTATTTGTGGATAATCTAACTGATGGTGATGGTTTTATCTCTACCTTATACTTTTTCGTAAATGATGATACGTGCCGAATTACAGATTTATCTTTTATCGAAAATTGGCAAGTGAGTGATAAAAATACAAACCCATGTATTTATACAAAAAGTGATGGAAGCGGTAAGAAAATTTATGATATTTGTTTAAAACAAGAAGTTTTAGAAAGTACATATCTAGCTTCAAATAGTGCCATCATTCGCTTATTTGTTAAAAATAATAATGATTATGCTGACAACATTGGGTTAAACAGATCCTATTCAGTAAATGGTATAAATTTTGATAGGTTTATGGAGTTTTTACCAACGTCTGAAATCGCAATATATTACGATTTGATCTATTTAGGCTACAAAGTAAATTTAATTGAATCTACTGATGGTGTATATATTTACGATTTGGTTATTACAAATACCGATAAAATGGATTTAGACATCAAAAATATGTTTTTTGATATTAAATCCAAGTATCCCCAGTATGAGACTTATTGGCAGAAGCCACCTGAGATATCACCACTCAACACCAACAAAACGCTCACATTAACAGATACCGGGTTTAATTTTACTTTACTTCCAATTTAGTATTGGAACATCTAAAAATAATTAATTAGTAGCATATTAATCTATACCTATTGAAAAACAGGTATGAATAGATGACTACAAAAGTACTCGGTGAAGCGGTAGGGATCCAGTGGCAGGGTGTACAAGATCATACACAGGGGCAACCATCTTCTAATGGTGTGCCCTTGCTGATTGGTTCATTTAAACGTGGGCGAATTGATAAGCCAATGATTATTCATAATGGGAATATTCGGTCTGAGCTAGGATATGAACCTGATCGCTCAGACTATCTTGCAGTGCAATCTATGCTTGATATGGGTGTGCCAAATGTGAATGTATTACGAGTTGCAAATGGTGTAAATGCCGTTACATATCTTGAGATGAGTTTTGGTACTATTGCTGATGCAGATATTGGACGTATTGTTGTCATTAATCTCAATGGAACTGACTTCTCTAAATTAATTACATCACAAGATGTGATTCAATATGGCAATAGTTTGAATAACTTTATTTCTAATATTTTTAACTATTTTAACTTAACGAATACAATTTCTTGTTATGACGACAGTGGTAATGGCGAAGGGAAAGAACATTTGGTTTTTCAAAATGTAACATCTCAAGATGCAAAAATGATGATAAAAGTTGGTGATAAAGTGATATTGCCTACAGTGGTATTTTTTGCTGCAGTTAATTCTAGTTTATGAAAATTTCTTTTTGTACCACGTGTAAAGGTCGTCTTTGGCAACTAAAAAAAACAATTGCCCATAATATCAAGCAACTTGATGATGAGTGTGAGATTGTTTTATTGGATTACAAATCGAATGATGGGCTAAAAAATTATATTTTTAGTGAGTATTTAAACGAACTCAAAATGGGAAAGCTTAAATACTTTGAAATGGTTCATGAGTATGCATATACATCAAGTTATGCCAAAAATGTGGCCCATCGTCTTGCTCGTGGTAAAGTTTTATTCAATCTTGATGCAGATAACTTTATCTATGATGGTTTAATTGATGAGCTGAAGACTCTAACAGAAAATCAATTATTTTTGCCAAAACTCACCGGCCATTATGATGAGGGATGCTATGGCCGCATTGGTTACTCTAGAAAAGCCTTTTATCGATTGAATGGCTATAATGAAAATATTATAGGTATGAAAGCAGATGATGGTGATTTGAGAAAACGAGCCATTCCTTTAAGACTTATTCCGATCCATGCACAGCAGTCAACAACGGCGATTCAAAATACACGTCAACAAAAGGATATTTATACTACAGACAACCCAAACAATACATTAACAAACCCACCGTTGAAAATGGTAGATGAATGGGGGTATGCACTCGTTTTGGATTGGCAGGGACGTACATTTCTTACTATATAAATTGAATATAGATGATCTTTATAACTTCGGAACATTACCAAATAGTTTTGTGTAAAGGTATTAACCTATGTCTATTGAAAAATAGGTATGAATAGATGACAACAAAAGTACTCGGTGAAACGGTAGGGATTCAGTGGCAGGGTGTGCAAGATCGTACACAGGGACAGCCAACGAGTAATGGTATGCCGTTGCTGATTGGTTCGTTCAAACGAGGTCGTCTTGATAGGCCGATGATTATTCATAATGGGAATATTCAGTCTGAATTAGGTTATGAGCCGCATAATCCTGATTATATCGCTGTACAGTCTATGCTTGATCTGGGCGTGCCAAGCGTTAGTGTGCTGAGGCTGTCAAATGTACAAGATATGGATTGTATTAATCCTATCTCCGTATTTGAAATACCAGGCGATTCTGATGGTATGTTTTTGTCTGCTATTTCTGCTTTTGAAATAAAGGGTACGCTTTACAACGTGCCTAGTCAGCTAGGATCTATCGACCAGCTAATTTCTTTTGAACAGATTAAAAAAAGAGTGGACTATCCTGATGGTGGCTGGGATTGGAAATATGTTATTCAGATTTATAATTTAACTTCTAAAAATATGAAAGTGAAGCTGTATATCAGTGGGGATTTATCTGCGGAATTTTGTTTGTTGCCATCACCGAATGATTCAAGAGTCCAATAAGATACTAAGGTAAGGCTAATGTTCCAAAGAGCAAAAATACTAAGTTATAATCCAATCGATCGAACAGCCCAAGTTCATATCTTTGGTTTAACTGACGGCGTAGAGAGTGGCTTAACAGCTACTTTTGCTTATCCTGTGGGTGATGATGATCGAGATACAGAACGTCAGATCATCGAAGGTAATGATGTATACATTTTTTTTGATGGTGGAGACCAAGCCCGTCCTGTAATTGCTTTTTACTCGAGCCATGGTCAGGGTAATGTTCAGGATGTACGCCGTATTAGACAAAAAAATATTGAGCTATTGGCAGATCGAAATATTAATATTAATGCACAAATTATAAATATAGAAGCGAATGTAAATTTTACTGGAAAGACTACATTTAATGGTGATATTGAGCAGACAAAAGGAAAAATCATTACTCCTGATATTGTAATTGATGGTAAAAGTACTAAAAAACATGTTCATATAGATTCAAGAGGAAGTAAAACATCAGTCATGGAGTAACCTAAACTCGTGCTTGGAACAACCTCGATTAAGCTCAAAAATATCAGCCAAAATAATTGAATAATTGTTTTTGGCATTTCTTATGGCTGTATCAGATATTTTAGCAATACTACTCAATACAACATCTAGTGGTGATGTAAGTTCAAATGCCATTGTAACAGCAAGCCAAGAAAGTATGGCTCATGCTCAAGATGCAATGAATCCATTCTCATTAGGTACGTTTGAGGGAAAAAAGAACAAACGGCGTACCAGAAAAGAAATTTATACTAAATGGGAACAAATGTTACGTTTTGCCCCAATATCAGAAGCAATGGGTATTCATATTACAGCTGCTCTCGGTGGTGATGTGAATACTAGCCAACAAGTATTTATCACACCATCGGAAAGTTTACGTCAAGCTATTGAAAAAGGTGGTAGTAAGGAACAGTTACAACGTTTAGAAAAACGTATTAAGCCAATGGAACGCTTAATTAATAAGTATATTGTGAAGGTTTGTCGTGATGCGATTGGTTTTGGTGATGGTTATATCCGAGTATATGGTAAGAAAGGAATCGGTGTTGTTGATTTCCTTGCCAATGAATATACCTATCCACCGCTGATACAAGCCTATGAACAAGGTAACAAAACGGTTGTATATCAGGCTCTAGATGCAAAAACATGGCAAAAAGTGGTATCTAAATTAAATATGATTCAAATGTTACGTTTGAAGATGCCACGTATTACCCATGTACCACAATATGATCTGACAGACACGCTCTATATCAGCAAAACATTACAAGCAGATACATTAGAAGAATTACCGATTATCCAGGCACCTGTTGGCGGTTCATTTTGTGCAGAGGTTGAAGAATTTTACGACAATATCGTGTTGGCATTATCGAGTATGAATAGTCAGCAGATTGCTGATGCAGTCAACCAGATGTTTCTATCCGTTAATATGACGGCTATGCCACCGGCTCAACGTAAGGCATATGTTGATGGCTTACAGGGGATCATTCAAGACCATGAAAAGTATGTGAGATCTGCTTTAGAGGGTGGTGAGGCATTATGGAATACAAAATACCATCTACTACCAACAACCAATGAGAAACAAATTTTAAATCCTATTGGAGATATTAAAGGGCAACGTCAGCAAACGATTAATACTGAAACATTTATGATTAATGTACGGCTATTGATGGGGGGATTAGGCTTAGACCCAAGTATGGTTGGTTGGGCGGATATGATGTCTGGAGGTTTAGGCGACGGTGCAGCTTTTCATACATCAAGTCAAATCATGCGCCGTTCTTTAATGATTCGTCAAGCAACTTCAGAGTTTATTAACAAGATTCTTGCTTTAGATTGGGGCTATGCTTTTGGTGAGGAGTTTACACATAATGATTATCCATGGCAGATCGATTTTTACAGTGATCAATCTGCTGCAATGACGGAAGCAATCAGTAATCAGCAAACACGTATGAATGCAGTTGCAATTAAAGCACAAGCGATTGCCGCTCTAAAAGAGTTGCAACTGAGTGAAGCAGTTTTAGTACAAATGCTAGAGCGGGATGCTGGTATTGATTATGACGAAGCTGTCGCCATGGCGAAAGATTTATCTCAAAGTGTTGAAACGCCATTAATGGGAGATGGTGAGGAAAGTCAAACATTAGACAATATTGATGCTGAGGAGATTTAATCATGGCTGATGCCGTTGTTGCCAATATGGATACTATTCACGTCAAAGCCAATCCCGATACTCCAAAAATAAGCAATATTGGACCTTGGGCTGGGATGGCAGGAGATCAAGCACAAGGTGTTTTTTCTGAGTTATATGGGCTTGATGTGTTATCTATGGCTCATTTTGGTGTCACACTTGAGGCATTTTACGATGATGCTGAAATTGTGAGTAAACAGGTGGATTTATATTCATCTTTTGATTTAAAGACGATGCTTTCTCGTGGTTATGCACCAGCGAAATCACCACAGAACATTCCACTGATTGATCCTGATTTTAAGCTGATGTGGCTCGCCACTAATATTGATCTGTCTACTATGGATGCTCAAAGTGACAGTGTTCATGTGGGCCATTATCAATTGAATTACTTCACTACAAATGGTACTGGCGATATAAGCATCACTTTTATTGAAACTCGTAATGCTTCAATTATCAACAGTGCTAAAGCAATTAAGTCAGTTATGTTTAGAGAAGATGGTACACAGGCTTTACCGAAAGATTATTTGATGCGATTAAAAATATATATTTTTGACAAACATAGTAACAGTACAAGGCCGTTTGAGGTGGAGCATATTGTGGCATTACAAGCAGCAAACTTACCACTTGAAACCAGTATGGCAAACGGTGTGGGTATGGTGACGTTGAATTTCACTAAAATGTTTCCGATGTTGGCATAGTTGGAACATGAAAAAAAATGAGTTTTCAAACCCGACATAATGGCTATTATTTGATAATTAGGCCTTTGTGTGAAAAATACAGCGATATTTAAACAGCAATATGCACCATACCAAAGCTACTGTGTTGCAGGGTTTGACTCGATAATGAACACAGGAGCATGTTTTCTTGGATGTGTACACGGTGAATATGGTGTGTTGAAAGCAGTTGTTACTGAATCAGTCACAGCACATGATCAGTGGCGTGTTGTGAACCTTCAGTCTGAAGATCACTTTGATTCTGTCGCTGTATTGGGTGCAGTTGATGATGTTGAAGCATCAAGTCTCGCACTCATGCATTATGGGCATTTATTTGATTCAGCGAATGTACATGTAGATACGATGGAAACGTCTGTATATGGCCTAAAGCGTCATCTTGATTGTGCTTATTATCATGATAAACCACGCCTTATTCAGCCATGGCAATTAAATGAATTGCAAGATGTGGCCACTGCTGAAAAGCCGATGTGGGATAACATGAGCTTAAAGTCACATAGCGGACAGTTATCTACGTTGTTATTTGATATGCAATCCCACGATGACCATAATGGGTTGTTAAATTCATTTGACGGTTTGGCATCATATTTAGAGCAAATTGGTTCAATTGAGCAAGCATTTGATTCAATCATTGTTGACTATCAGCATTTAGAATACTTTATGGGCCTTTTGCATAAAGCGATGAATAATGCATCAAAGGGTGGTGTACACGTTGAGAATATTGAAATAAGCAAGCCGTTTAAACGTAAGGGCGTTGCACAAGTGGCTGTATCGTATTTGATGAAAGATGGGCAAACTATCACCATATTATTTCATAACCCAGACAGTACACCATCTAAGCTGGCACAATCCGATACATTGATTTCTTGGAAAACTTTACTTAATCGCCGTGATGTGACGGGCGTGGTCCAACCTAACCAGGGCGAAGGTTTATCGATGCCCGTACTGGCAGGTCGTATCATGCAGTTAGTCAATAAAAACTCGGCTCGTTTTGTGCGTACGCAAGCTAAAAAACAGCAAGTTGAAAAAGAGTTGAACGAAACCCAAGCAAGATTGCAAGATAAAAAACTTAAATTAGATCAACTCAATGCTGATATTGAATCTGTGAAAAAGCAATTAGATGAAGTGCAAGCCAATACTAATCAGGTGTTGGAAGAAAAAAAGGCAAAAGATCGTGAATCTAGCAAGGTATTGACGGCATGGAATAGCCAACAGGCTGAACAGGATTTTCAAGGTTATATTGGTGATCTAGCAGAAGATGAGCGCCCATCTGCTGGGGCAAAGCGTTATTTTAGTGCAAAATTACAAGACTTGATTGTTCAAACTAAAGTGGGTGATGTTCGTATTAGCAGTAAGTCAAGAGGAAAAATATTTGATCGTATTCGTCCGATGAAATTATTGGCAATACCGTATATTCCAGAAGTCTTGCTAAGAGGTGTAGTGGGGCAGTTAGAGCCGTTGAGTAAAGTACGTAAAGATGGCATTACGGGTTTTTACCAGTTTGATAAAGTGGTAGATACAGCACAGTTTAAGATTCATATTACATTAAAGGTGGGTGCAGGTCAGCAGGGGCAGTTATTGTATTATATGGGGACTTCAAAAATAACAAACCCACGACAAAGCGTGGGTTCGGATGCTCTGAGCATCACCGAAGGGCTTCCTCAAAGAGAGGTTACTCACCTTGATTCCATTCAAGCAAATTATGTTGATGAAGTCAATGGCTTTGATTCTGCATCTAGTGATGATGGCGTGAACATTGAAATTACTCAGATTATAGACAAGACAACAGGGAAAAAATTAACTGAATCTGAGGCGGAGCAGTTATTGTTGGCTCGATCTAAACCAGTCGATGATACGCCTATCGTGATTCAAGGTGATGAATTTGGTGAGTTTCCAGATACGCCTGAAGGGAAAAAAGCATTATTAAAAGTTGCAAAACAAAAACTAATGGACATGCGAGGTCATCCTGTTTATTGTCCAGCTTTGCAAAGCATGGTGGATATAAGCAGGGAGGGAGTCAGTAAAATAACCTCTTTTAGTGCGGATACTAGAAAGCTAAAAATTATTCCAGTTATTCCTAATTTGATTGCTACTGCAAGTAATTTAGTTACAAAGGAAAGTTATTTAGAATCTGAAAAATTAAAAGGATTAATTGCTTATCATTACATGCAAAGTAAAATTGAATTAGACAATAAGTTTTTAAATGTAAAATTTGTGATCAAAGAAAAAATAGGTGGTCATTTTCAATATGATTACACTATTGAAGATGAAATTAGTCATTTTGATAATATTTTAGGCAAAGAAAATGCCTCAATAAAAGAGGCATTTAGTGCTACTAATTACAAATCAGGAGACCAGTTGGGATCTCATCTGCTGGCTAGTAGCCAACCTAGTGTGCCAACTCACACACATAATATACAAATAAATGATAATGTCGTCAAGATGGTAAAAGATAATGAATTTGGGTGTATTGATGAAGTAAAAAAAATCCCATCTTTCGACGGGATTCTATCTGCAACAGCTACATGCGACAGGGGTGTAGTGAATACTTCACCTGACCTACCTGTTTCGTGTGTTGCCAACTTAGAGATTAGTTTAGAAAATAAACAAAACAATGTCAATGAGTTTGATTCTGTAGATTCAGATGCGTCGAATAACGATGAATATGTACTGAATTTATTTATTGAAGGAGAAGATTATGTTGTAAATACGGATCGCTCAACGATTCCAACTGTAACAGATAAGTCAAACGATGATGATGTTGAGTATTTACAGGATATCCTTGATGGTAAAATTGATTTCTCAGATCATCAACAAACTGATGATATGGTCGCAAAGCTTGAAGAAATACATGGGCGTTTAACGCCAGAAAGCCAGACCTTGTTTGAAAAAGTTGCCGATGCCTTTGCGACGTATGCGATTTCTCTGGAGGTGCCAGGTCATGATTAAACTAGAACAGATTAAACTTTCAAAAGAACGTATTCACTTAATTGCACAGCTAAAATCTGGTCAGATTAAGGGTTTTGATGTAATTAAAGCGACCAAGCGAGTGATTGAAATTGTTATGTTATTGGGAGGGCAATCCCAACAAATAATCAATACGCTTTACCAAGCTGTGATTGATGGTAAAAAAACACTTTCTATCCAAACAGTCAGAGATGTATTTGCCGAAGCACAAAAAGATCAAAAGCACTGGCAGTTATCTAACGCCGTTGAAGCCTTAGCACGTGAAGCGATAGAGAAAGATGTGATTACATCATCAGAGTACGATGCATTGGTCAGTGGAACATAGCCATATTAGGTATGAGGTTTTTGTAAAAATAGCGAGATACATTATCTGGCTATTTTTTTATGAAAAACATTAAATCTAATAATCTTGTATTGCATTACCTCGATAGCCGTCTATCAGAAAAGTTGCAAAAAACAGCCCAATCTACAGGATTTAGGGGCCGTCATGTTGAGGTGAAAACGGCGAATGGAAAAAGTTATTTAACAGCCCTTGCATTGGTTGATATTGATTCAATTCAAGCATCACATAGTGAAACGGGTGCAGAAAATAAGTTATATCCACAAGAGTTACAGCCTCGTGATCGTTCTCGTCATTCATCAATTGCTTGGGTACAAAAAACGGCACAAAATATTGATTATGATAGCTTGGGGCGTAGTCGTAGAGCTGATACAGGTGCTCCAATTGTCGGTGAGGATATGGCGGTTGAGTCGGGTAATGGTCGAACGATGGCCCTTAAGTTGGCTTATGCACAGGGAAAAGCCGAGCAATATAAGCATGATCTTTTAGAAGATGCAGAGTATTTAGGCTTTAGTCGTTCAGAAGTATTGGCAATACAAAAGCCTATATTAGTAAGAATCAGAACATCATCAAATATGCGTGAGCGTATTGAGTTTGCGATTGCAGCCAATCAAGATGACAAGCTCAGTCAAACAGCGACTGAACGAGCATTAAGTGATGCAAAATGGCTGGATGATCATGTGGTTTCACTGTTTTCTCCGAGTGAGAATGGTGATTTTATGGCAGCAAGCAATCATAAATTTTTAGCAGCATTCTTAGCCAAACTAGGCGATACCGAAGCTGCTCAATACTTAGATAAAAATGGGTACTTTACACAAGCATTTGTGGTTCGTGTACGACAGGCTCTATTTGCAAAAGCCTATGATGATGAAAGATTATTAGAGATGATGGCCGATCAAACGAAGCCCGATTTACAAAATATGATTAATGCATTGGCAGTATCGGCAGTTAAATTCATGGAAGCCAAGTCATTGAGTGTAGTCAGTCAAGCACAGGTTGAGGATGTGAGTGCAAATATTGTTGATGGTATGCATGCATCAATGAATGATGAGCTTATGGCGGCCATTAATGAAGCATCTGATGCGATTGTATCGGCACAAAGGCAAGGTCAAGATGTCGGTGAGTTTTTAAAGCAACAAGGATTATTTGGTGACTTATCTGATGGCGTTGCCGAAATTGCCTTATTCGTCAGTCAAAATAGTCGCTCTGTAAAAAAAATGGCCAAGTTTTTTGCTGCACTGGCGAAGTATATTGAAAAAAATGAAATTGAAGGACAATCTTTGGGGTTATTTGGTGAGCCTCAACCCGTATCTGTAGCTGATGCAGTTGGCTTTGCATTGTCTGAGGTGGAGCGATTGGTTTGATTGGAACAAGCTAAAAAGCATTCTTTTGTAGTGACCATAATGGCTATAACAATATAGTGATTATGGTTTCTTATGTGTCATGTTAACTCTAGCAATGCTTTGGATATTTTGTCATTCATTTTAAATGCGATGACGAAAAAACAAACGTTACTATTTTCAGATCGTGTTAAAAGTGCATCGGTGCGTCAAAAAGATAATAACCAAGCAGTACAGTTGCTCAGACAGCTTCAAAATAGTGGTGAAAATGCAACGATTGAGCAAAAGGAAATTTTAGCAAAATATACTGGCACAGGCGGTAACTTAGTTGGTGAAGATGGGCTCAAGGGAAGTGCCTATGAATACTATACGCCGACTGAAGTTGCTTCCTCAATGTGGGACCTTCTAAAAGCGCAAGGCTTTAGCGGTGGGAGTGTATTAGATCCAAGTGCCGGAACAGGTATATTTTCAGCAACAGCGCCTAAAGATATTTTGATGCACAGTGTGGAGTTGTCGGACATCTCAGGTGGGATTAATCAGTTAGTTAATGGTAGTGATACGCATAAAGTGACTGTATCGCCATTTGAACAGGTAGCATTTGCGACAGAAGATGAAATGTTCGATGCTGTGATGACCAATGTACCATTTGGAAGTAACTCAGATCGCGGTAAAAACAAAATTTTAGATAAAAAATATCAGCGTGATACGTTGGAAGAGTACTTCATTAAACGGTCTTTAGACAAATTACGCCCTAATGGCTTGGCAATGTTTGTTGTACCGACAAAAGTGCTAGATGGGGTGAAGTTTAGAAAGTTTAGACAGCAGATTCTAATCCGTGCAGATTTGCTCGGTGCATATCGGCTACCGAACAAGGTATTTGATGCCACGGGTGCTGATGTGACCACTGATATTATTGTGCTGAAAAAGTTTGGTCGAGATGTTGGGGAAAAAATTAATAATTTGTTTGAACATGGTGAGCTATCTACACTGGTTGATGCACAGGTATTAGATAGTGATATTATTTCTGGTCGATATTTTAAAACCTATGGTCGGCATTTTATATTGGGGGATACAGTCACTGCCAGTGGACGTTTTGGTGAGGTTGAACGTGTTGTTAATGATGACTCATTAAGTAATATTCTAGCATTGGTTAAAAAGTTTCCGAGCAGTCGTATCGATTATGCTTTGTTAGATGCCACAGCTGAAGTTGAGCCATTAGATGTGCAAGAGGGTGATACTCGATGTGTTGATGGGGCGACATTTACTTTAGAGAATGGTGCATGGACGCAAGTAGACACGGTATTTAATTTTAACAGTAATGTACTACAAACGCCGTATGCATTACTTGAAGCTAATATTGATCTAGATACGCTAGCATTGTACCAATCGCAAATGTTAGCTCAGCAATTAAAGCAACCTAATTGGCTAGTATTTCTGCAAGATGCAATAGCTGGTGCAAATAAGCACCAATTTGATTTTTGGCTATGCATATTGTCAATTATCGATGCATTAAAGCAACCGCAAAATAATATGGCCTATAGTGAGCGTTATCCAACGCTGACTAAATATATGACCGGATATGCTCAAGCGTATTTAAATGGTGCCTATACACCTAAATCAAGCGATTTTAAGCGGTATTTGAAAACAGTCTCTGTTGTTTTTGATGGATCGCAACCTGATGGTTTGTCACGCTACTGGCATGGCGAAAGTGAGGCTCAGGTTTTTGAGCAAGAATTAAGTGCTCAACAAAGTTATGAAAAAGCGATTTACACAGGTAATGCCGACCATTGGCAAGTTGATATTCAGCAATTGAAGTTAAGTAATCCTGATTTTGATCCGATGGAAGATCATCACTTTTGTATTAATGCAGATGGTACGAAGGTGACGCTTGCTCGTGATTATTATGTGGGGAATTATCAAGAGTTTTTAACAAACATTGAGTATGAAATAAGCCAGGCACATGATCCGTTGATTAAAGAAAAACTAATCCACCAAAAAAATGAAGCCAAAAACAGAGTTTCCGTCATTGATGTAAAAAAACTGCAGTATGACTTGATTGGTACAACGGTCTCTATACAAGTAAAAGCACAATTTTTTAATGAGTTTGTTGATGGCTTGGCCATTTTAGATGCTGAAGATCGTTTGTTGGTTGAAAGTAAGGTCACTTTGGCTGAATTAATTAAATATGAAAAAGCGGATATTGAACGAGGTTTGATGAATGATTCAAATACCAGATTACGCCGTTTTATATTAAATCGAGTTTTTAACTCTATTAATAATAATCAACGCCTTTCAGTACCAGATCACGACAGCTTGAGCAAAGTTGATCATGTTCATTTACAGAATATGCTTTTAGAGTATTACAACTCGCTCAATGTGAGTTTTAATGTCTGGTTAAAGTCGAATGATCAGTTTATGGCTCAACTTGATCAAGCCATGAATGCGCCTTCAAATAAAACGTTTGCCGTTGAATTAGATGATGCTCCTTTAACGATCAATGGTTTTAATCCGAAGAAAACTGGGTTTATAGCCTTAAATAATTATCAAAATGAAGAAATACGCCGTTTATCTCGTAAATTTAGTGGGATATGTGGCTTTGATGTGGGCTTAGGTAAAACATTGACTGCATTGGCATCGGTTCAGAATATGCATAATATTGGTGTTAAGAAAAGAACGATGTTTGTTGTGCCAAGTCATACCATTAGTAAATGGCAAACTGATGTAAAAATGGCCTATGACAATACCGATGATGTGCTAGTGATTGGTACGAATGAAATGGCTAATGAGTCTGTAAATTCTAAATTTAATGCAACTGATTTGTCCTTGCTAGTGCGTGCTCAGGGTAAAAAGTATCGGAAAATTTTAATCACAGTGGATGCATTTAATATGATTCCACTGCGTGAACTCACGATTGAACAGCATGATCGAGAAAATAATGCAAAAGCGATTGAACGAAATCAAGATCATGAGCGTCAAGATGCTCATTTAGCCACAAAAATCAAAAAACTCAATCGTTATGAATCGAAGTTGGCATATTTCGAGGATTTGGGTGTCGATTCTTTGGTTTTTGATGAAGCTCAAATGTTTAAAAATGGTAAGAGTGGTGGTGATTCATTTTCTCGTGTGAAAGGGCTTTCATTGCTTAGTGAGAATACCTTGTCTACACGGGCACTCAGTGCAGCGATTAAGTCATGGTATGTCAGAGGTATGAGTGGTTCACTCAATGATGGTGTGGTCCTATTGACAGCCACGCCTTTTACCAACTCACCGGTTGAAATATTAACTATGCTTTCATTAGCGATTGGTGATAAGGAAGCAATGCGATTGATGGGTGGAGAAACTATTCACACAACAGATGACTTTTTAAGTACATTTGCAAGTGTTCAAGCAATCCCACAAGAAAATATCACCGGGCAATTACATGCACCAGATACCTTTATCGGCTTTAAAAATGTCAACTTGTTAAAGTCGGCGATTCACGGTATTGCAAATATTCAAACTGCCCGGGAACGGGGTTTAAAGATTCCTGATGAGCATGAAGTACAAATTTCTGTAGATTTACCTGACGTCGATCAAGCATCTATTAATGACATGAAAAGATTTTATGATATCGCGAAAGATTTGGTGAAAGGTGGTGCGATCAATGCCAGTGAAAGCGATTTATTGAAATATGAGCAATATAAAGCAATGACAGGTGATATAGATGAAACGATTGCCCACCCATTTAATTTGATTGGGCGTATGTCAGATGTGATTTTAACGGGTAAAGAAATGGGGTTAATGCGGATTACACCATTTGATTTTGACCCCAGTGACATTGAAGTAGCAAACAAAGTCATGCAAAAGTTTAATGCTAAGCAGGTTAAAATCAAATCGGAACGCCGTTTCCCAAGTGTTGATGATGAGTTAGTTACATCAAAGTTTGTTGAAGCAAGTGACGGAAGTGTATCAGAGATATTCACTGTACAGTGTCAAGTTTCACTTGATGATCAGAACTCACGTTTGATATTGAATGTTGATCATGCTGGTGCTGTGGCTCAGTTATTGTCGCTTGTCGATCAAGAGCAGCTGCAGGTCAAGCCTAAGTTGTCTGCTAAAGTCCAAACGATGATTGAAAATTTCAAACTAGAGCAATCTAGTCCAAAGTATCAAGGAATTACAAAACAATTGATTTTTTGCGATGCCTTGGCAATGCAGCAGATTATTAAGCGCGGTTTGATGGCTTTTTGTGGTGTAAGGTCGAGTCAAATTGCGATTATTAATGCACAAACGTTACCTAATGGTGAAAAAGGCACGCCTGATACTGAGCAAATGCAAGCGGTTCAGGATATGTTTGCATCCAATCATTATCTTGTAGTCATTGCGAACAAAAAAGCAGAAACAGGCATTGATCTACAGATTGGTACGCAAGCTATTCACCATCTAACGACAGGCTGGACCCCAGATTCTATACAACAACGTAATGGCCGTGGTGTACGTCAAGGTAATAATCAAGATCGGGTATCTGTGTATTATTATAATGCCAATGGGACCTTTGATGAGTATAAGCAACGTTTGATTTCTGGTAAGTCGGATTGGATCGACCAACTTATGCAACAAGGCACCAATGTTGATGGCACACTTACCGTTTCTCGTGAATTGACAAAAAGGGATTACGAGGAGTTGATTAAGGCGAATAACCCAGATGAGATTGCCTCTTTAATGAAGGCAAAAGAGAATCGAGAAAAATCGGAATTTTTGGCAAAAACACAGGCCCAATCGAAGTTGTTATATCGCAACATGATGAAAAGTAAATACCAGGAAGCGGTTGGTTTCAGTGCACTATTTTTCACCAGAGCACAGCATGATTTTGAACGTATTATACAGTTGCTTAAAAAACAACAAAAAGCTCAAAAAGACAGTGTAATTCAGGAATATAAAGCCAAGATTGCTACGATTACTCAGCAGTATGATGGGTTATTGGGTGATGATGATGCATCTTCTAAAATATTGAATGCTCTTGCTTCTAAAGTTGATATCAGTACCCGATATAGTATCAGTGCAAAAAGTATCATTGGATCTATCAATCCTGAGATTGGCTATTCTGATTCAATCGAGTGGGTTGATCAAAATGAATCTTTAGATAACGCCGTGTTTAATCAGGTGAGAAATATTCAATCTAATGCCAATAATATGAAGATGGCAACAGCACAGGCATTTTTAGATTATGCAGATGGTCCTTGGAGTCTTTCTGAGCGACAACAGTTGGTTGATGGCGTGGCAGCACTTGATGAAAATGGGGTGTTTTGGCGTGATCTTGATCTCATTCAATCACTTGATGGAAGTCAGTTTAGTTATATCAAAATTACTTCAATAGATAATAATGAAAATATTGCTATCCCTAAAAAGTGGGATAAACGTGATGAGTATAAAGCGATTGAGCCTAAAAAACGCCAGATAGCTTTAGATTTTATGGCTCATCATGATTTGGCCTTATGTAAAGAGCATAAAGTTTTTGATGTGAACAAACTGCCACGTTGGGCTTTGGTTTTTTCAAAAGATATTGTTGAAGTTGAAAATCTCGTAAATCAACGAGTGATTGAAAATCAGCAAGCGTGGGAAAAAGAATATACCTCAGTGAGGACTGGGAGAATAGTTCATAAAGTAACAGGTCGTATTTATCTGTCTAAAGGCTGTTTACATGAGCTTAAAGATACGATTTCTGATGTTGTCGATGGGTACAACAGTATATTCCCTTTTGATGCAAATAGTGAGTTTTTGGGTAAGGTATCAGTCCAAAATATTTATCTCAAAGATTTAGATATTCAAGGCTTCGCTAAAACAAGTGATGTTTATTTTTTTAATGAAAGTTTTGTTCCTTATCTTGATTCGATCAATCAAACCATCTCGGTACCTGAAGAATGGGCTTTTTCTTTTCTTTCGTCTGATTTGACCGTTCGTTCTTTACAGAGCGAGGCTTTAACAAGTTCAGAACAGGGATTAGCGGTTAAAGCATTTAAGGAGGGGATTGATAACGATGAGCTGAATAGGCTGTTAAATGCAGTAATGCGATCTTTGTTCAGTAATGTGGTATCAAACACTAATGATCTTATTGATACGTTTAAAACAATTGCAGTTGTAAAACGTTGGATTGCAGACATGGTGCTATTGGATAGTAATGGCCAAGCACTTGAGGTAAATCAAATTGAATTGGCTAATCGTATTGCAATTACAAATACTCGTAATGTAAAAGTTATCGGTCTAAAAGCAGGTGATAATAAAGATAATATTCTCTACCAAAATAAAAATGCGCTCAAGAAAACAGTAAAGTATGCTTATTGGTCTAGAGCTGGTGGTATGTGGATTATTGACCTGGCATCTTTTGAAAACCTAATTGGTCTACAATGGTATGATGATCAAGAGATTGAAATTGTTGAGGCGAAATACAAATGATTAATTACTTAACTCCAAGCAATGATATTCATGAAGTAACAGAAGATGTTCGCCAGACACTTAAACAGCAAGGTGTGTTGGATAATGATTTAGTTGATCATGTGATTAAACACGCATTTTTTAATAATGCAAAACTGATGGCGGATCGTGGTGTAGATTTCTGGTTATATTTAGGTGGATATTTACCTGCAGTTGAATGGGTTATTGCGAAACAAAATAATGAATCCGAAGATGCGTTTTATGAGCGTACTCAGTATCCTAAAAGTGTGATTGAAGCGTATTCTGTAGAAGCTGATGATTTAGCAACTTTAGTCGCTGCCGATGCTTTTAAAAACTATCATCTTGGTCAAATTGTGGCAAATACATCACGATGGTCACTTAATGAAGATGAAGAGTTATTTATTGATCTGTCTCAGTTTGAGAACAGGTTGAAAGGCTTTCATAGTTGAAATAATTAGACTCTTCTGAGTAAATGGCGGTGTAAGATTTTCTTACGCCGCTTTTTGCATATTGGAACACCCAAAAACCCATAAAATAATCACTTTAAAATGGCAGTTAAGAAATTAATTAAACTTCCATTATGTCTGATCAACTTTTAGCAACAGCTGCTGCTGACAATCAGCAAAGTCATCAACAACAAAAAAATAATACGAGTGTGGTTTACACATCAATTTCACCACATAAATTAGTGACATTCACTTTGCTTGATGACAAAGAAAAAACCACGAGCACGGCAGTGAGTGCGTTGTTTGTTGAAGGCGAAATGGCATTAGAAAGCCAATGGCAGACTCCATTTGAAAACTCGAACCCTGAACATAAGTTACCGACCCTTATGGCCGGGTTACAGTCTGGGCAACTTATGGAAACATTGGGTAGTGTTGCCGGTGGTGTGTTAGGAAATGCCGCTGGTAGTGCGGTATCGGCGGTGACCGATCCTATTTTAGGGACATTACAAAAGTTGGCAGATAGTGCAAAAGGGCGAACTAATCTCACCAAAGTAAATACAGAGCAAATCTTTCTAAGTACCCAGTCGGTACGTTTAACAATGACTGTCTTTTTGATTGCCATTGAAGATGCAGTTTCTGAAGTTGAAGAGATTATTCAAACATTGCAAGCGTGGTGCTTACCGCAAGAGTTATACGCTGGAACTCTTGTGCAAGGCATGAGTGATTCTAAGCTAGATAACAAACTATTTCCAAGTTCTATACCGCCTTTTATCTCATTAACGTTACATGGCAAAACCTATACGCCGTTTATTTTAGAGAGTGTATCAACGCCACTTGGTGGTGCAATTGATAAAAATGGGAATAGGTTAAATGCGACATTAAGCCTCAACCTTGTAAGTAAAACCGCTTGGGATGCTAAAGATATTTCTAAGTTATATGGTGGATCAAAATGATTACTTTCAACCCAATCACTATACATGATCAGCATTATCAAATGCATGAGATTAGCTTTAATGATGCACTAAAAGTGTCAGTTATTCCTCAGATACAGAATGAGCGCCGTTTGAGTGAGTTTTTACGAGCCACTTTGAAAGGCACTGTAGATCCATTAAAAATGACAGTACAAGAGCGGTATTTTTTATTGCTGAAGTATTTGGAAACACAGTCCGATACCTTGCTTGGTGTTGATGTGGATTTTTCTAAATTTTTAGGTGATAGCGCAAACTTTAAAACGTGTTTCAAACATGAGGACGTCTCTTTACGTCTAATCACAGGATTAGAGGCGGAGTATTTAGAGGCTAAGTGTAAAAGTGTTGCTGAGTGGATCGCATGTTGTATGGCTATACAGCTTTCTTACGTAGAGCATGATGTGTTGAAAGGTTTTTTAGATCCAGTGGCCTCAAGTTTTGAAGAAGGCTTCATGAAACGTTTGAATTATTTAAAAGATTTGCCGTTAAGTGAGTTTGAGGCTTATTTCGATGATTTCAAGATGTTATCTGAAGATACAGGGCTAATGATCGATATTGGCTTAGATAGTGATGGATTTACTGTAAGAGGTACAGATGATGCTCCTATGCGATTTTGTACCTCTAGTTGCTTTTTCGGATTGTTCAAAGACTTGGACCAATATTCTCATTGAAAAGTGCTATGTGCTGGGCTTTGACAGCGGTATTGCGATGAATCATGTCATGGATATGCCTCTCAGCTTTGATTACAGCTTTTATAAGTCAGAAGCATGGACCACGGCGAAAAAGATCGTTAAACAAAAATCAGATGAAAAATTGGCTTTATTCAAAGCTCTCAATGAAGTAATCAAATCTAATAATGTCAAAAGGTAGAACAATGACAGATCGGCAACAACTGCTAGATACAGCAAGTACAGCATTTACAAGTAAAACAACAATAACTGCAGCATATACAACGACTGGTGCGGGGATTGTATCTGCAATTTCACAACTTGATGTTGTTGCAAAAATAGGTATTTCTATTGCCCTGGTTAGTCTTGCATTTACAGCATTTAGCTTTTTTATGAATTGGCGTTACAAGCATAAACAAGATCAACGTGCAGATGAGTTACACCGTCTAGAAATAGAAAAAAAGAAGGCGGAGCTAAATGAATACAAGAGATAGAGTAATCGCTACACTTTTAGGGGTTTCTAGTTTAATGATTGCGGGCATAAAGATAGATGAGGGTTATACATCTATTCCTACCATTCCAACAAAGGGTGATGTTCCGACACTTGGCCATGGCACGACAATATATCCAAATGGTATGCCTGTAAAAATGACAGATAAACCCATCACACGTGAAAAAGCAGATTATTACTTACGTCATCACGTATCTAAAATTGAAAAACAGTTTAAACAATCGATACCGAATGTCGAGCTGTCTCAAGCTGAATATGACGTGTATATCGACTTTGTTTATCAGTTTGGCATAGGCACATTCAACAAGTCATCTATTCGTTCAAGCTTAATTAAGGGTAATTACGTACAAGCATGTAAATCGCTTTTGAAGTATCGGTTTACTGCAGGGCGTGATTGTTCAATCAGATCCAATAATTGTTATGGCGTATATACACGTCAGCTCAAACGCTATGACAAATGTATAGGTGAGAATCAATGATCTATTTAGCAGTTGTTTTGAAGTTCTGGCGAGAGTGCATCATTGCATTACTCGCTTTTTTATTCACTGTCTGTCTGTTGTATCTCAATCATAAAGACATTGAGATACAACAGCAGAAACTTGATCATGCGAGTTATGTGCAGAAACAGACTGAAGCACTGGTTCAAGCCCAAGCCAATGCTCGAAAGATTGAACAAGATTATGCAAAAAAAGCACTCGAAGCGGAGAGAAACTACAGTGAAAAAATTAAACAAATCTCACATGATGCTCGTATTGCTGAGTCTCATGCTAACAGCTTGTCAAAGCAACTTGCCATTGCACACAAACGTCTGTCCACAGCTACTAGAGAAGCCAGTGACGAGTACACAAAAACACTCTCAAACGTATTCGATCAGTGCGTCACAGAATATAGAAAGATGGCGGAAAGAGCTGATGGACACGAAGCTGATGCAGAGCGAATAAGCGAGAATTGGACTAAATGACTATTTGAGCTCTGCTGTATGGGACTTATACCAACTTATTAATCCTATAATAGTTGAAATTATACCTACAGCAAAAACAATTATTGTTATGAAAAGCCAAAAATTCCTTATTCTTTCAAATAAAACCAAGTTGTTAGATGCTTCTAGCATGTCAAGAGTGGCTTGTCTGATAATTGGATCATATTTCTCAACATCTTTTAGACTTTTGTTAATCTCAGTTTTATATTTTTTTGGGTCTTCCTTATTTTTAATTGCATTATTATAAATTTCAGCTCCTCTGTTTACTGCATTAGAATAGTCTTTATACTTATATTGAACATCTTGAGCAATAACCATCGCTTTAATTCTTGCATGTTCGGCTTTCTCATAATTTGTAACGGATATATTTACCGCCCAAAATAATAGAAACATACCCCCTATGGTTAGAAACTTATCGAAACGATCAGTAGGTAACGAAAATGTCATATATTTTCCAATCTGATAAATATTACTAGTAAAGTAATTATTATCTGTATGTGGTTAAATTGATTATATTTTATTTGAATATTTCTCTAAGGTTTTTTTATCACTTAGTTTAGAAATTATTTCATTATGGTTAAGATCTTTAAGTTTTTTGATAATATTTTCTATATAATCCTTGGTATAAGTATGATTTTCTTCTCTGGTATATATTATAATTTTATGACAGACCATACCAAAGAGAAATATTATCAGGAATATGCCTGAAAATATTATTAATGGGCTATGGTCGAATGGGTTTAACAATACAATATTTATTAGGCCTAGTGCTATTAGAGCACTAGGAACTATAGTTTTTGATCTAGAAAACCATTTTTCTCCATTCTTAACTCTTATCCATTCATTTTTTAGGAGGATTAATAAGTTTGCATTTAATAAATTCATATATTCTTTACTAGGGTTACTATTTTTATTTAAAAAATCTTCATAAATAATTTTTATTAACTCTTTTAAGATTCGATCATATATATCTTTTCCACTTAACTTCATATCAATATTCATGTATTTCTCATGAATATTATATTTTAAGTCATTTTTATGTTTTTTCTCCTCAGATTTTAAATCAGCTGATTTGAAATCCGAATATCTTTGTTGTTGTTGTTGTTGTTCTTCTTCTTTGAGATCATCTAATAAATTAATGCTACTAATAAAAATAGCTATATCTTCTCGTAGTTCATTAATCCAATTTTGGCGAAACTGTGAAACACTATTTTCTTTAGTAACGACCATAGTAATAAATGCAATAGTTGCTGCAATGATTGCAGCAACTATTGCCCCTACCGCTACCCATGGTATATTTGATGATGGAGAGTTTACTGGAAATTCAAAAATGTAAGATATAAATTGGAGCATTAGGTGCCTATAATATTACTAGATTATTTTATGAGATGTAGTCTTTCATCAAGATAGTAGTTATCTGATATATCAATCCAAGCCTCTAGCTCTTGATCAAACTCAAGCACTCTGTTTTTAAATAATCGAATGACACGATTATTTTTAAATGAAAAGTGGGACGCTTCTTTTGGAAGTTCAGACCAATCGACTATACCATTTTCAGTAAACCAATCTAGCCAAGCAATTTGGATCTCAGCAATATAAAACTCTTGCTTATCCTTATTCCAAGCAAAAGGCTGTTTGGTATCTAACTTTTTAACATGCTTACGAATAAAAAACTTATCTTGTTTATGCTGCTCGATAAACTCATTTAGTTGAGCTTTAATAAAGGAGTAGGGTGTGATGATTTCATCACTACGGTTTAGGCCAAATGCTTCAAATTGGTCCATATTGGAATAACTACGTTGTGTCTTGTTCCATTCTTTATAATGGGTATTAAATCCCTCTTCAGCATTATGTAGTGCTTCTTCAAATTCTAATCTGTGACCACGTTTTTTTAGGTTTACATAGCGTTTAAGTGTATTCCAAGACTCGTGCAGGGTGATTGTTTGTAGTTTTGGAATAGAAAAGCCATCTTCGGCATAGCGTGTTGCCGCTTCATGTCTCAGATCATGGAAACGTAGATCCTCTATGCCGCATGCTTTACATGCACGAGTAAAAAATGATGAAACAGTACGAGAGCTGACAGGAATTAGTAAATTTGCATCATATCCCAATTCAAGCATTCTAGATCTCGTATCACCCTCCATGAATAAATTAACCAAGTGAATAGCTTTAGGCTCTAGGTGGGCATATTTATGATTTCCCTCAGAGCCATCAGGGTGTTTAGCATCTCTAACAAGCCACTGAGAGTTATATTGATCGTAGTCATTCAGCCGTAGTGAACATATTTCATTTTCTCTACGTCCAGAGTAAATTGCGAACCAAATAATAAGATGCATCGGTACAGATCGTTTTTCTCTTTTCCAACTTTTATAAAAGTGAGTTGTGAGTGCCTGAAGTTCTTGGCTTGTTGGTAATCTATCTCTAGTTTTACTTTTGGTCACAATTCTAGATTTACGTAAGCCTACTAAAGCCTTTTCATATTCATTGATGACACCTTCAACATCTTCACCCCACACATATTCAGCATGGACCAAGACCGCTTTAACGTGACTTAGCTCTTTAAGAACAGTTGAGGGAGCAACACCTTCAAGTCCGATAGATGGATCGCCTTTTCTACGATAGAGTGCATGATCTGAAAAATCTTGTCTGGTTAATGAATAGATATTTTTCTCGGAAATGCTTAAACTAGCTAGGTAGTTAAGCGTCCAAGTTTTTGTTCTAGCAAAGCCGTCTGCTTCATCTAAATATTTTTTGATCAGATCTTTTAATGTTTTGTATTTAGCTGCCGATTCAGGATTCAATAACTCGGGATTAACCAGTATCTCTGCTTCAATTCTTTTTATCCAATCTTTGGCATCATTTTCTTTGTTGAAAGTCCTGGTCTTATTGAATGTGGTTTTATCTGGTCTTTTAATTCGTATTTGTGCTGTATATGTAAATTTGCCATCTACTTTTTGACGCTTTGTAATGGTTCCCAT